AGACATCGTTTTGGTGGACCGTGGGTCCGTCGTGTCATAACTCGGATTGCCTGAAGTTCTGGCAGTTACCGGACTAATCGGCGCGGGCGCAGACGTAGTACGTTTAACCGGAACATCTGTGGCTATTTTAGCCTCAATGCGTCCAATCTCCTTTGCTTGCAAAATCGGGCTAAGACGGGATATACGATCAGTCTCTTTTGGGTTGGACCCGAGGTAGTACGCTACATCAGGGCCAGCATCAGAGGCTTGAATCGCTTGCGCCATCACGGTCGTGATTTTAAGACTTGGGTTGTACGCAACCTGTTCAAAGTCATCGTACTTGGACCTAGCCTCTTCTTCACGTTCGTGATACGCCTCAAGAATCTCCGCTTGTTGGCGCTGCTGCTCACGCTGCTCAATTAATTTGATTGCTTTGGCCTCTGCGTAAGCATCAACCGAATCAAACTGATCTACAGGCGGGACATCAACGGCAACGGGCGGCGGTGCTTGACGCTCACGCTCCCACTTTCGCTGTTCTCTTGCGAGACGTTTTTGAATCGCGGCATCAAGTTCCTCTTGCGAGAATGTCTTGGGCGCAACTTCCGGCGTATCTACTACAGGTTCCGGGGCTGCCGTGGCTTCCGGTTCCGGCGCGGGCGCTACTTCCGCTTCAATCGCTACTTCTTCGGTCATTGTGAATCCTGAGATCCCCCGGTGAGCCGCGCCGGTACGGTTATATTACATCAAATTATTCTGGCAGTGCAACTTTTTCCCAAGGCAAGCCGTCAACAGTAGATAATTCATCCGACAATGCGGATTCAATATCTGAAACCATGTCAATTCTCAAAGAAGTCAATGTGTCTTTTAGCCATTGAATTACCATCTGTTCGGTAACCTGCTCAAACGGAGTAAAATTTTGGCTTAAATTTTCAACATTCACACAGGCAACGCTTGTCCAAGGCTTCTTGTGGAGAGACTTGCGAACTTCATATTCAACTTTGAAAACAACATTGGTTTTGCCTTGATGTTCTGGCAAACATTCAATTTTAGTTATTGACCAAATCGCGCTCATGGCGCTACCCCAATAAATCCGTAGATTGTGTATTGGTCACTGCCGCCGACTATTGCGGAAGGCAATGCGTATGCCCCACTTCGGTTGTACGCACCAAGACATCCTCCAGCGGCACTAGCGCCAAACGCAGCGTTCCAGTAAGTTTGAACAGTGTTAGTTCCACCATCGCCTTGAGTTTTGACCATTTTGATGTCGTAATTAAGTCCGTTATTGGCGTCAAGTTGAAAGTTTAAGGCTTTTGACAATGCCGAAGCAGTAATGTTTGAACAATCTACACTACGCCCTGCGGTCAAATCAGACACAGCAACTTTTACTGTTGCGCTTGATTGAACAATGGGTAGAACCTCTGTGCCAGCAAGCGGAGTGGTTGCGCTAGTAAGCGCGGAAATCTTTTTATCTGCCATGCTGACTCATTTAAGACTTAGTTAGCAATTTTCAGCACCAGAAAACTCTGGCAATGTTTTTAAATGCTCGTAAACTTGAGCAATAAAGTTTGACGCGCCATCTTCAACAGAAACAGGAACTTGGTACTGCTGAAAAAGGTTTTTATCGCCACCTGTAAAACTTACGATTGCGTTTACTTCATTTTTTGTGCCATTAACAGACACAACCTTTATGTAAGCCGGAAAAGATACGGATCGTGTCCCTTCTTCAATATTGCCCATTGTTGTTTGAACAACAACTTTTCCTTCAAGGGCCATAATTTTTCGCAATGCCATTGCAATTCCTTTTAATTAATAACTTGGATACCATTTCACGCCATCATAGTGCAACGTCATGGCTTGACCGACAACAGCAGTTGATGCTTTCCCAATGTTTCCAGCAGTTGTCAAAGTAAAAGCCCCATCAGGAATAATTGTTACGCTGCCCCGAAATGAAGTTAATGGAGCATTAATTGTTGCAATAGCTGCCGTGCCAGAAACGTGAAATATTTGCTGAGAACTTTCAATCGAAATTGTTGAAGCAGACGCAATTGCCGTTGTGGTTGCCGATGATGTATTGTGTAAGGTGGTGTTTAGAACTATTGCGCCAGCACCGTTTAAATTAACAACTTTAGTGTTTACAAAACGAACAATGGCGTTAGACACTTGACCAGCACCAACATCGGCCGCGCTGTCACTTGCTATCTTGTAAGGAATCCAGTTTTTTATTGCACAATTTACAAAATTAAAAATTACGGGCAATGTTGAATTGCCTTGAATCATAGTGCTGCCAGAATAACTCCAAACATTATTACCACGATATGGCGGGCAATTATCTAAAGTAACCATTGTGATGCCACCATCGCCCGCGCCCGAGTCAATCACAAACATATTGGCGGCATCTGATGCCATGTAAAAATTGCAGATATTTTTTAGCTTAATTTCACCCTGAACATAAAAATTGGCGCAAGCAATTTCAATTGTTGTGCCGATCATGTTAATGTCTTTACCTTCAACACCATATCCAAGCTGTGATGTTGTTTTTAAGACTTCTCCACCCAAAACAACAAGCTGCCCGACTACGTTTTGGATTGATCTTGCCGCAGTTTGCCAAGTGGTGGCGTTGTATCCTGGCTGAGAAGTCCACTCATAAGGGTTGCAATCCAGTTGAGGTGCAACAAGTGTTATAAAACCATTAGATTGATTGCCAACAAACGCTTTTTGAGCGCCACGGCATTTAAAACCATAAACAGCATTTTCAGATTGAGCCGCATCTACAGACGCAGTTCCAATCTCTTGCCCAAATATAAGCCCAACAAGGCAGTATGAAACGGCCATGCCGTATACGTTATTGAACTGTGCTGGCGCTGCATTGCTCACACTATACCAACGGATGGCGCACGCATAATTTTTAAAATCTGCGTTGACATTGACGTTGTACAGTTTTAACTCTCGACCAGTAATGCCTAAAACAAATGCGGCCCCTGCGCTTGAAAATGATCGTGTTCCAACAAGGCCATATCCATTAAAATCAATAGTTTGACCAACTGAACTAATTGTTACTGCGTCAACAGAATAACTTTTTGAAAACTTGATTGATTTTCCGCTATCAAAAGCGGCTTGAACTTTAAGTTGGTCTGTTGCGCCGTCAAAATCTTCAACATCCCAAAAATCGCGCATTTTGTCTTGTGCTGATCTTGCGACAACACCAGAGCCGCTTTGAACAAAACCGATCCAGTCTGAACCGTCATTATCTGCAAGATCTTGGACTATTCCAGCTTGGCTTTTAAAGCCCGTAAACGAAACATTTGCAGCATTTTGTGAGTTAATGCCTGAGATATTGTCGTAAGTGGCAATCAACACATCGTTGCTGTCTTGCAATACAAATTTGTAAGATACGCCGTTAGTCAACCAAATTTCCCCACTCCCAGGAACTCGTCCGGCAGCATCCAAAATAATTGGATTAGTACGGGCAACATTCCCCGCGTTAGTGGTGTAAGAGGCAACCGGCGTAGTTGTACCGGCAAGATAGGTGTACAACTTGCCGCCTGACAAGATGACGCCGTTGTTGTCAAAAAACTGCCAACCCGCACCACCAATCGGTGAAAGACTAACGGCCATGATTTGTCCTATGCGGTAAGTGCAGCAACTTTATCTTGAAACGCTTTTACGCGAGCGTCCAAGGCGGCAGTCTGGGCTTTTAGATCGGCCTGTTGGCTGTCAATATTAGCTTGGGTTGCAGTCTGAGAAACCTCACGATCTGCCACCGCTTTCTCGCGCAACTCAACCGCAGTCTCACGGTCTACCGCATCGGCAAGCGCAGCCTTAGCCTGGGCATTTAGATCTTTGGCTTTGGCCTTGGCATCAGCAAGTTCCTGCTTTGCCGCTGCGCGATCTGCAACCGAATCAGCCCGTAGTGCGGCTGCTTCTGCGTTGGCCGCATCTAGCTCTTGCTTGGCGGCGTCACGGTCAGCTAACGCATTTTGGGCCGCAGACAAAGCACCCTGACGAATAGCCAGTTCATCACGCACTTGTAGCAACTGCACCAAGTCGATGGGCAACTGCTTGGTGATATATTCAATTGGGTCAACTGAATTTGTGTCGTTAGAGACTTGCATTTCGGCCTCAAGAATAATAGGTGATGTTCAGCTTGGCACTAGCAGTCTGTTCAATGAACTGAATCTGCGACAGATCACCGTCATACTGTAGCGTCACGCCAGCGGCCAACGGCATCCCGACGCTTGCGGTAGGGGCCACACCATCATCGCGCCAGCGCACTGCTTGCGTCTCAGGCGTAATGATAGCAATCCGAGGGGAGCCGATCAGACCGCTAATATCGCGGGGCGGCACGGTCAGTTTGGTAGCAGAACTCAGACTTGTGATCTGCTGGTAGCCCATTACCGAGGTAATTGCTTTGAGGTTAATAGCCATCAAAATCTCCTTCTTTCGGTGAATGACCGAAGTTTAATCAACAATTGGTCTGCACCGACCACCACAGAATCAAAAAACCCACCGGCAAAAAACGGACCCGTAAAAAATGTGTTGTATACGGTATCAAAAAACCCACCACTAAAGAACGAACCACCAAAAAAGTTCATTTCGGCCAGGTGATCTTGAACGGGTCATCTTGCGTAGTTATATCACGAAGTGCCTGCCGGTAAGTAGCCCAAACTGCTTGATCAACCGGGGCATCTGCCACCTGCGTCCAGTCGGAGTCCTTGAGCATCTGATTGCGCTGGGTGCGAATCACCTGCCACTGAGTATCAATACGCGACTGAAGTTCTTCGGCGGTCAGCGGCTCAACATTGACTAGGCAACACATCCCGTCATACAGATGAGGAGCCGCAGACACTAGCTTTTCCGTTGAATGATTGTATGGTTTCCACACAGAAATTACGTAGTAACCTTGCTCGGCAATCCAATCAAGAGTAGGACCGCGATCACCGAACGAAGTGTTGGGAAACCACTCAGTGTGGTCTTTGATTATGAGTTTTGAATTGGCAAGCTGCATGACTACCTCGTTGGGAATGCTGCGGTTGGCGTTGTTGTTACAGTGCGAGCAAAACCTCTAGTAATGCGGACATCTTGCAAATAACCGTTAAGTGGAGTTGTTCCAGTGCGACTAGCGCCAACATACAAGATATTGGTCTGGTTAAAGTTGTCCGTCACAGCACCGCCGCTAGTGGCTTCAAGCGTTCCGTTAATATAAATTTTAAGGTTTCCGGTTGCAGACCCAGACCTAACTGCCGCAAAGTAATACCAAGTTGTTGCTGCTAACGTAGTCGTTGCGCCCGTCAAGTTTGATGAGGTGTAGCTAAATTGCAAACGATTGCCAGACGTTACATTTACAGACCACCCAGTGCTTGCCGTACCCTTGCTTACAAGTCCGTAAGCCACACCGTTTGCGGCTAAATAAAACCAGCCTTCAATCGTAAAATCACTTGTGCCAAGCTGGAGTTGTGGGCCGTCAATAAGAGTTAACCAATCTCCAGTTCCATCAAGTCTTAAACTAGTTGGTGACCACTTAAATTGCGCGGTTGAGGCTTGAGCGTCCGCAACGGTGATCGCGTTGTTTAGAACAGAGGCGTCGTAGATTCCTGCGTTGGTTCCATTAACAAGTAATGTGGCACTTGCACTGACTGGCGATGTGGGAACAGTTATTGTTGTCTGTGTTGGGTCATATACAGGCGTCCCACCAACAATAAAACGCAAATTAGAAACGTATCCATTGAGATAGGCTGATACTCCATTCCAGCCAATGCGATTTGCCGTAGATGAAACAAAATTAGTAGAGTTTGTTGCAGTTGCTACTCTTGTTCCGTTTTTGAATAGTGATAGTGTCGTTCCAGACCTTGATATAGCAATGTGATACCATTGTCCTGTAACTGCCGCAACAGTGTCATTCAAAAGAAATGCTACATTTGATTGTGCAAACGCAAATTGACTGGATGCGTTTAATGCTGTAGCAACACCGTTGTTTGTCCCGTCGTATATATTTCCTTGAGTTAGTGCGTTAAAATAAACCCAATATTCAAATGTAAAGTTTCCTGTTCCGGGGTTTAGTGAAGCTGAATTGGTAATCGACAAATAACTATTTGACCCATTAAAGTACCCACTTCCCCCATAAGCCGCAGCGGTGTACGAAGCAGTCGGTGAGAACGGCTGAAATGCTTGGACGCTGGGGGTGCCGGAGCCAACAGTAATTGCGCTAGTTAAAGATGATCCATCAACAAAACGGTTGTAACCGCAAGACAAGAAAATTGTGCTTCCTGAAGCGGTTAATGGGGTTGTTGGCGTTGATGAAATTGTGAGGTTTGTATTTGACAATCTCAAATTTGATATGTACCCAGCAAACCCGTTTGCCGCGCTTCTATCCGTTCCGATTCGCATTGCGTCGGTTTGGCTAAACGTAGTCGCTGACGTACCCGTCCCGTCAGATGCTCCGTTTACATATAAAGTTGTTTGATTTGAACCAGTGCCAGCACGAACAACAGCGACGTAATACCAAGTATTTGCCGCAAGACTTGTTGCACCAGTTATGCTTGTTGAAGTGTCAATAAACACCAACTTATCAGCAGAACTAACTTGAAAAACCCATCCAGTTGGGGTTGCCGCACCTTTGGCAGCAATTGTATGAGTAGTGCCCGACGCTGTTCTGTAAACCCAAGCCTCAATTGTGAAGTTTGCAGCCCCAAACCGAAGACTTGCGCTATCCGCAACACTCAAGTAACTAGATGAAAAAAAGTTACTCCATTGACCAACAGGCCAGTACGGAGTCACAGAACCCTGCGTCGGAGTTCCGTTGCGCGTGATCGTAAAATTGTTAGTGCTGGAATCTTGGAATGTGTTGTTCTGTTGGCCGTTCGTGCTGGTTGTGTCTAACAGCAGCGGGACATACGGGAAGTATGGGTCCGCAGACGCAATAGCTTGGCCCGATTTAGATGCAGCAAACATTAGTAGTTCTGCCCAATCGTTGCGCCGTACCAGTTCGTCCCATCAGAAAAGAACGAAAAAATATCCTTTTTCCCAGATCCGGTACTAATTGTCGGAGCCGTCGCAGAGGGCCACACAACAGTTGTCCATGTAACAGTTCTTGGGGTGCTGTCTTGCGTCAGAATTAAAATAAAGCTCTTGCCTGCTACTGCGGTAGGCGTGGTGACCGTTGCATTGCCGCCTGATATGGTGAACTGCTGAAATGTCCCAAGGGTAAGGTCAATCGTTACCGATGTACCCGCCGTGTTAACCCTTGAAGTTTCAACGTAGTTCGTAACCGTTGGATTGGTAAGCGTTTTGTTAGTAAACGTCTCCGTCCCAGCTAAAGTCGCAAGCGTTCCCGTCGTAGGCAACGTAACCGCAGTTGTGCCGGAAACCGTAAACGTCGTTCCGAACGCCCCAGAAATCGTAATCGTGCTGGCGGTATTATTTGCTACGCCAGTGCCGCCCCTGTTTGCGGCTATTGCAACCCCGTTCCATGTTGCATTAGTAATAGAACCGGGATAGTCAAGCGTATTAGTTGACCACGAAGTGTTGCTCGGAGTCAGATCGTGTCTGTCCCAACTTCCAGCAGAGGTTGCATTTGATAACAAAACAACGGTTACATACCCGCCAGACGGAACAGAAACAATCAAAGAAGACGAGGCATTATTTACGGTGATTGCGCCACTCGACTGGTTGTTGTCAAACCAAAAAACTGTTCCGCTTGGTAGTGTGGTTGCGTTTGGCAACTGAATAACTTGTCCGCCAGAACCCGTGACGTTATATGCGGGCGTTGACGCCGCCGTGAGTATGATTGGGGTGCCGGATGCGGCAACACTTGTATATCCATTAAACGTAGCGTTGGTAGTGATGTTGGCATTAGCGTCTTTAACAACAATTCCGCTTGCCGCGTTAGTCGTTGCTCCAAGCGCTGTTACAACCCCCGTTCCAGTAGTAATCGTTGATGGGGCCGCGCCAGCACCGCCGCCAACAACAAGAGCATTTGATGCAAGCGCGGCGCTTGATGCCCAAGTATTAGAACCAGAGAAGTAAACAACCCCACCAGACGTTCCAACAACAGTTAATGCCAAAGTCCCTGAAGTTGAAATTGGTGAACCGCCGACTGAAACAATCCCGCCAGTAAACGATTGGGCTACAGAAGTAACAGTTCCGACTGCCGCATACGCAAGACTATTCCACGCAGTTGATCCCGTACCAATCTTAAACTTGCCGGTGTCCGTTTCTGCGCCCATTTCCCCAACAGCAAGCGTTGGATTGGCCGATGTCCATTGTGCGGCAGTACCGTTTCGTATTTGTATCTGAACAGCCATTATGGTGTTCCTCCGTCAATTGCGGTAATCCCGCCATAATTGCTGCTTGGCGTTCCACCGTCTAGGTTTGGACTACCCCCGCCGCCACCGTTTTGGGTAACCCAAGACAACGTGCCAGATCCATTGGTAGACAACACTTGCGAGGAAGTCCCATCTGCACTAGGAAGCGTCCACGTGACGTTAGTCGCAACTGTCGCGGGGGACTTGAACGCTACATAATTGGTGCTGTCAGCATCTGCAAACCGCAGCGCCCCTTGCGTTCCCAACTGTACGTTAGTGCCGTCCCAAATTAAATTGGCAGACCCACCAAACGAACCAGAACTATTAAACTGAATCTGTGTGTTTGAACCGCCCGGAGTACCGCCGCCACCACCAGTAGCGGATAGCGTCCCAGTAATAAAACTTAAGCCCGAGCCAACCGTAACATTAGAAAATCCACCAGATCCGTTTCCGTAAAGGATGGATGTGCCAGAAGTAGCCGGAGCATAGTCCGTTCCGGCAGTTGCAACAGAGAATGCGCTTGTACCGTTGCCTTTAAGAATCCCGGTAAGCGTCGTCGCCCCAGAGCCACCGTTGGCAACAGGCAACGCAGTACCAGAATAAGAAATAGCCAACGTCCCAGACGTTGTAATAGGCGAGCCAGTAACCGTAAATATTGATGGCGCAGATAACGCTACGCTGGTGACCGTACCAGAACCACCACTAACCGTAGCCCAAGAAGTGTTTGTGCCGTCAGTCGTTAGGTATTTGCCAGAATTGCTGGCCTGAGTTGGCAGCAAAGCATTAATTGCAGCCGTAGTTGTGGTTTGACCAGTACCACCATTGGCAATATCAATTGTTCCATTTAGCGTATGCGTGGCATTCCACGCAGCCGCGCCCGTGGCGCTAAAGGAAGCGTCAGCAGGTGTTGAATGGTTGACAGTTAAAGTCATGCCAAGAAACGCAACCGATACAAGGCGCGTAAGTAAATTTCAATAATGTTGTCAATTAACTGCTGCAATGCCATATCTGTCTTGTCAACAATTTCGTATCGGGCCGATTCAATCTCAGCAAGTTGAGTTTCCAAGAACTCAACAATATTAGTCGTTTTCTTGGC